GAGCAGTCAATGGCGCTCTTTCACCAGGCGTGAGATTGCTGAAATGGATGGTCGCAAGGCGCTTAAGTTTTATCCTCGCTTGCTGGATGTTATCGATTTTTACATTGGTAAGGGCGAGCGACCGGAATGGCTTAATGAGCCAGATTTGGAAGCCGAAGATGCCGCTTAGTCGGCCTTTAACAGCGGCGCTGACGCAGGAGTGAGAGATGCTTCAGTCTACAAAAAAGCGACTTTACAAAGAAGGGCTCTACTCATGCAGGGTTCCTCACGATGACACAACAAAATGGAGTGTTAAGCAGTGGTGTGACTGGATTGATGAACATGGAACCTGGTGGAAAAGCTAACAGCCTCGCAATCGCGGGGCTTTTTATTGCCCGGAGCACGCCATGATAGTCAATCGCAAAGATGGCAAGTGGCGCGTCACAGTGCAGTTATACGGCGAATCATGGCGTGCTGAGAAGTTAAAAGACAACGGTGAGCGAGCTGATAACAAGCTCGTTGTGACGCTCAATAAAGAGCAATGGGATAAATGGAGGGTTGGATGAAAGAGAAATTTACTCCGGGACCTTGGAAGGTTAATGAAATTGGTCAGCACTGGAATAATAAATCCCTGACCCACCTTGAGGTGACTTTCGGTGCTTATGGGGAGTGCATTTGCGACACAGTTTATCAGCGCGGGGACGCCAATTTAATCGCCGCTGCGCCTGAGCTTCTTTCTGTTCTGCAAAAAATCGTCGAGTCAGGTCACATCCTGCCTCATCTTAAAATTGAATCGAAATGGGCCATCGCCAAAGCACTGGGAGAATCACAATGAGCAAAGAGACAGGCGGGCCAGCGTTTCCAACTCCAGCAACTGAGTGGCATGGCCACGATGAGGGAATGACACTGCGTGATTATTTTGCAGGAAAGGCACTGCAGGGGATCCTTTCAGCTGGTATCGGGTTGAATGTTGGCCCGTCTCACGCTGAAGAGATGGAAGGTGCAGCGAAGACAATTTATCTGATGGCCGATGCCATGATTGCTGCACGCGGCGAGTAACTGAGGAGAAGAGGATGGATGCAGCATATGAACTAAGCATTGACCTCCAAGAGTGCGGGGGCGGTATTGAGCAGCACGAGCGGGTGATTAGAGGGTGGTTGGTTCGGGCGGGAAGCCCGCTTACCGACGATGAGAAGTCTTACGCCATGCAGGATGCATTTGGCATGTCATTTGAAGCTGACGAGGCGCTGAATAAAGTCCATTTGAAAATGTTTGGAAAGATCATCCACGAGTGATATCGCAAGCCGTATTCCGAGAGTGCGGCTGACGATGACACCCAGTCATCAAACGCGCTTTAGTCGTCAAGGCTACAGCAGTTGCGATTGTTTGGCCTGAGCTAACCCTCGGGCCTTTTTTTCATCTCAATGTCGATTCATGAAGTCGATATCGCAATGAACATAACCGAACAAGGAAACCACCCGTGATGAATTATGCCATCGCAGGCGGCACCGTCATGGGTGCTGTCGAGAAAAACCAACGCAATCCCCTAATAGAACTTCTTATTCGCATTGCGCGAACCCTAAATCAAAAAGGTGACCCGCTATGAAATCACGCTACTTCAGCAAAGCACAGGAGCTTTCCCGTGAAGCTGTCATGTACAGCAATGCGGATAAGTGGGCGGCAGCAATGAAACTCCTACGGAGGGCAGCAGAATGAATATCAAATTCACATGCGATTACTTCACTACCGGCAGCGGAGTGCGGCCAGGTGAATTACAGGTCACAGCTGAGGGGGTGGTGATTAAGGATGTGATCGCCAAAGAGGTTCTGATGGATATGGATATCCGCGACATCTTCGATTTTCTGGCCTCTCAAGGCTACACAGTGCAGGAGCAACATCATGCAGCATGACGCAGCAGACGAATTCTTTATCGCAATGATGGCTCCGATCGTCGAGCCAGTCATGACCGACCTACTGGCGCAGCAGGAAGCTATCGCCGACTACCGCACGGAGCAGCAGGAAATGATGATGGGAGGCTTCTATGAAGGTTTATGAGGTAATCAGCAAGGTAGCCAAGGATATGGCCGAGAAAGGCATAAGCAAGGATAGGAAGAACATGCAGCAAGGTTTCCAGTTCCGAGGAATAGACCAGGTTTACAACGCTCTTGCCCCCATGTTGGCAAAGCATGGGCTGGTCATCCTCCCTCGCATCACCGAGAGGACCGTAACCGAGCGCACAACTCAGAAAGGCGGCGTGCTGTTCTATGTTGTCGTTAAGGCTGAGTTTGATTTCGTGGCGACCGAGGACGGATCTAAACACACTGTTGTGACATACGGCGAAGCAATGGACAGCGGGGACAAAGCAACAAACAAAGCGATGTCGATCGCATACAAATACGCTGCGTTTCAGGCGTTCTGCATTCCAACCGAAGAAACCTCTGTTGATGCCGATTCTGAGGTCCATCATGTCGCACCGCAAACAGCCGACAGCATTCTGAAGCAATTCACTGATTACGCAGGCGGCGAGGTGAATGCAGCAAATCTACAGGCTGAGTATGGCAAGGCGTGGAAAGCCATGGCCGGGCACCCCGAGCATCAGCAGAAGTGCAAAGACATCACAGGCATTCGCCTGGCAGAACTGAAGCAATCCGCCTAACCCATACCCCGGCAGGAATCCCAATGAGAGAACTCACACCTGAACAACAGGAGCATTGCGCACGCCTGCCGGAATATCGGCGGGCATCGTACCGCTACAAAGCATCACGGATGACTGACATGGAACGCAAGATGGAGAGCATTGCATGGGACGCAGGGAGAGCGTGGCTGGCACTGAAGGCCGGAGAAGAGCATGCCCGCATCAATACCAAATCGGTCCCTGAGCGCATGTCTGAATTACGCACTCGCAGGTATGCAGAGGCGGCCTCATTCTACCCACAGCGACCGAAAATTATCGTCACTGAAATGGATGAGCTGTTCCTTGACTATCGAGCACCGAGGCTCGGCGCAGGTGGCGCAATCAGGCAGGAGTAATCATGAAGAAAGTCGCAATGTACCGCCGCGGTCGTGGCGGTCCCAATGATGGCCTGAAAGAGAAAATTGTCTGGCTGCTCAGCACTGGGCCTATGACCGGGCGCCAGCTGCATATGGCAACCAAATTACCCCTCCGCAGCATCCAAGTTCAGCTCAGGGATGAGCGCCATCTTATCAGCGCCACCGCAGAGATATCAGCGAGCGAGTGGTATGTCGACGAAGAAACCGGACAGCGCGACAGGTTTTACACGCTGGTCCGCACACCGCGCCGGGTAATTACTAAAGCGAAGGCAAACAAGACGATCGTCGTGAGCGTGAAGTCGCTTGCTGAGCGCGGAGAAGATAAGCGACAGCAGTGCATTGAGGCAGCTGCTCGCAGGTCCAGGCTGATTAAAGCGGGACTGTGGATTACATCATCTGATTTAACTGGCTGACTGCGGTCGGCGGGAGATAGAGAAAATGAACACACAACAGTTAAAAGAGCTGGCGCTGATTTGGTCACGTAGCGAAGTGGCATGCATGCCGATTGAGGAATTCTCAGATTTGACGGGAACTCCTTTGGAAGATGTGCGCGTGCTTTTTGGTGCCGCCAATGTACTTGATGATCTGATTGATCAATTGGAGTCGGCAGAGCGTGAGCGCGACGAGCTGCGTGCAGAACAGGCTGAGCATGATGAGCAGATAGCGAGAATGGAAAGTAAGTTCAGTCTGGCAAAGCGTGCTCTTGATTCTAAAACTGCGCGCTGCGAAAAGGCAGAGGCTGAGCTAAGGCGGCGCGATGCTGCGGCGGGTGAGCCTGTGGCTCTACGCTGGCGGTTTATCCCGATGTATTCAGATGTTCCGTTTATGCATTGGACATACATAGATAACCCTAAATTCTTCCCTGATATACGAGCTATGGAAGGCGCAGAGATTCAAGAAGTTTTCTCCGTCGCACCGCCTGCCGTGTTGCCAAGTGAGAAAGTGTCGCTGAATAACGGAGTGATCGGGTTCGATGAAGGGTACAACCAGTGCCTCTCCGACGCCCTGGCGCTGGGCGCACAGCAGCAGAAGGTTGTTGAGTTGCCTGAGCCAGTGAAGTGGCCGGAAGTCCCTTTCAAGTATTTCAGTGAAGAACAGGTTTTTTCTATGCTCGACGCGGCGGGTGTTAAGTGGGAGGTGAAGAAGTGAAGATTCGCATACCTGGTAAACACGGCGGTTGGTGGTTGGCTATGTCGTGGCAGAAGAAATCAAAGTGGAAGTATTTTTCTGCCTGGGTTGATGGGCCGATGCGGTCAATCTGGTTAGGGCATTTTGTGATCGAATGGTGGTGGGCATGATTAACGAACTTATCGAACAAATCGGCGGCCGAGAGCGGCTGGAGGCTTTTTCAGCAGGCCATTACTGTTCCGTCTTTGAATGCCGGAATATGGCAAGCGCCCTGCTGTCGGTGCTGGATGCGAAGCCTGTTGGCGAATTTTACGAATTCAAACCGGGTGATTGGTATCAGAGGTCACCAGGTGATAGGGGAGTTAAGAAATGGACGCCTCTCTACAAAGTCCATCTGGCGGCCAGCTCGCCGGAATGGTCAAACGCGCAATGCATGGAGTTTATTACGGTCGCCTTTAGACATTGCGAAATTCGCGGAGATATTGAAATGGATGATATCCGGCTTGGCGTCAAAATGGCAAATGCAGCAGCGCCAGCGCCGGGAGGTGATGGTGGGTGATATCCCCGCAATAATCATCGGCATCGGAATGCTGATAGGCATTTCCCTTTGCCTGAGAGAAATGTGAGCCACCCAAGCGGTGGTTTTTTTGCGTCAAAAATACGGAGAAATCCCCATGTATGCGGATATTTTAGACGAAGCAGCAGCGCGCGAGCAGCAGCTGATTGAAGTGGCCCTGGCTAATCGCAAAGCACCTGAGCCACCATCGCCCGTGTGTCGTAATGCCGATTGCGGCGAGCCATCACAGCCGGGTACGAGTTACTGCTGTGCTGAGTGTCGCGAGGATGACGAGAAGTGGCAGCGTGCGATTCAGCAGCGCCGTGTAGCGTAAGGATGCGCCATGTCGCCAGCACAGGAAAATGCGCTGAGGTCTGTAGCGCGACGGTGCCGGGCAGCGATTAAATCCGACACTGAAGGCAAGACTTCCGCAGAGAAAGACCGCATCACAACCCTTCTGTTAGACCAATTCACTAAACAAATAACCGCCCTGCCGCCTGGTAAGTTCCGTCCAAGAGACTGGCTGGCTTACTACGTGCGCGTAGTGGATAAGGAGATAAAACAGTGAAATTAACATCGTTAAAGCCGGGGATGGTCGTTTACGACTTAAAGCGACGTCGTATGGGCAACACAAGTGTGGTTACCCACTGTGTGTATAAAGTGCGGGTTATCGAGGTTCACGACAACCATATTCTCGCTTCATGGAATGGAAGCTCGCCAGTAAAGATTTTCGAATCAGGAGTGGCAAGGCTTAAGAAAAATGAACCAGTCATGATTCGTTCAACTATGGGCTATTCACGTCCGGCTACTCGCGCAGAAAAAGAAGCGCTCAAGTCTAAGTAACCCCTCCCCATCTATCTACTGAGGTAACCATGAATATTGCAGAAGTGAAAGTGTCACCGGTACTGGTAAACCGGGAAGCAGTGCAGGAGATGCTTGGTGGCATCTCACGCTCAACCTTTTACAACAAGCGGAAGGAGTGGAAGCAGAAAAACACGCCTTTCCCCGAAGAGGTACCCGGTATGCCGCCAGTTAAAGGCGGCTCTATCTATCGCTACGATGAGGTTATAAAATTCTGCCGTCAGATGGGCTTTATCGCCTCGGAGCAGCATTGAATTTTGCTGGCCCACATCTCGGCCGCTTCAATCTGCTCTTTGATGTAATCGTGTTGATCGTACACCGCCAGCATCCCGCTTAGCTTATGACCGAGTATCTTTTCGGACACATGAGGCATTACCCCCATCTCTGCCATTTTCGTTTTGCACGTTCTCCTGTGGTCATGCGTTGACCAATCACTAACTCCCATCACCTCGCCTATCTGAGCAGTCATCGAAACGAGACTGCTGGTAGCCATAGGCCGATCCTCTCTTATCGCCGCTGGCGGAAACACGATTTTAAAATCCGGGTACATATCGAATGCTTCCCGCAGCAGCGTTATGGACAACGCTGACAGTCCTCGCTTGAACGCGACGCGTGTTTTTGAGCTCTCCTCCCTGACCGACCACACCTTCCTCTCGAAATCGAAATCACTCTTTAGGGCAAGGCGCAGTTCTACCCCGCGGCACCCTGTTAACATGACCAGTTTCATGAAGATTTTATTCTGTCGCGCCATGTTGGTGTTGTCGACTGATTGCCAGTACAGGCCTATCTCGTGATCGTCGAAGTTTCTCTTGCGGGCTTTCGGCGCCTTTCCGACATCTGGAACCGAGAGCGTCATGAGTACATTCTTGGTTATGCGATTTCTGCGGAGCGCATAATTGAGAATCTGCTTCATCTTCACCAGTATTCCTCCCGCCATCACGGGAGCGTCATTATCACTTACTCGCTTAAAGACAGGGTCCCAGTGGGAGATTTTCATCTCATCAGCAATCATCTTCCCGACATATGTTGTTACATGTCTGTTCAGCGCACGGGCCCAATAATCATGATGGACCAACTTTATTGCTGCCGGACTATCCAGCCACTCCTGAATCAGGTCTGACACAGATGGCGATGAGCTGGCATCTTCGAGCTGCATTTTTTTATGTACAGCAGGGTCTTTCCCTTCAGCGATCAGCTTCCGATATTTCTCTGCCGCGTCTCTTGCATCCCTCAGCGTAATGGCACCGTAGCGCCCTATTTTCATCCGCTTCAGTTTCCCGGCTATACGGTAGCGAAGCTGGAAGGTAATCATCCCTTTGGGGCTTATGCGGGCGGAAAGGCCTTCACCGTCGGGCAGCTCAACAGGGCCGTCATATGGCTTGCCGTCTATCTTCCTGAGTTTAGTGTCGTTGAGTGGCATGATTTTCTGCATTTGGTACACGAGTTGGTACACAGATATTAATGCACGAACCTGTATATGTATACATGGGTTTAAACGGGTATTTTTTGGAAAAGCTGATTTATTGGGGGTTTCAGGCAGGCAGTTGGATGGGGCTGGATGAGTATGAATTGGGGTGGCGATTTACACGTAAGATTACATGCAAAATTTAAATTTTCTTTATACAACAAGCACTTTGCACTTAAAACTAACTCACATTTGCCAGTTTGGTACACTGCTTGGTACACATATTCGAAAGTCACTGTTTGTTAAAAACTTTCGAAGGAGGAACATCTTACACTTTTAAGGGGGTGATTGCACTGAAGTGTAAAGAGAGAGGCTTGATTTTGCTGCTAATCAAATCGCCGGCCCGTTGAAATCGTGATGCTGCGTTATCGTCAGCACTACGGTTCCGATCACAATGACCTCACTCAGCCCCTCACCTTCAATCGCGTCACCATCCGGCGTGATAATCGCTCGCCCCATCATTTTTCCGATCGCCACTTCGCCGAATATCTCATAGCAAATCACAGATCCGCTGCCGGGCGCTAATGAACGGTCAATGACGTACTGCAGGCCGCCGAACTCGACAAGCGACGTCGCAGATGGATGGGGGATGAATAGTCGGTTGAGGCATATGCTGTCTTCGATGTAGTCAGTCGCTGGTGATGGAAAGCCCATTAGAATCCTCCGTTGTTCGGGTTGAAAAGCAGGAACGTCCGGCGCTCACCCTCTTCCTTTGAGACGTCTTTGAACGTGCTCTGATAGTGCTCTATCCAGCGATTAGCTTCAGCAAGCGACCATTCATAGTTGACCTGCGCTAACGCCGCCACGAAATCCTCTGTGGTCACAGTGCGCCGACCATTGGCCGCTATCTGTATGCTCGCGCGGAACGCTGCTGGAATGTCGTCTCTTCTGCCCATATGCACCTCGATACTGTTTTAATATACAGTATTATTTGATCAGGTGGGCAGAATGATCAACAGGGCCGAGCGGGGAGAATTGTCAGGGTGATGATCTTGAGGGGAATTTAGCTGGCTTGTTCTTTCCATGAACTTATGGATTTTGCTTTCAAAAAGTTTTAGCGAGTGTAAAGTTCTCACGTAGCTCAGGCTGCGTTTGGATTCCCTTTCCCTTGACCGAATTTATGCCTGTGTAACGCAGGCTTTTTTCCTTCCTTGCATTTATCAATGGCCCTACTAAACTCAAATTGGCACAAAATAGTGTCATCCTCACAGAGCCATGTCTCTGCGTAACAAGGATTTCTGCCCGCAATAATTTTCGCGGGCATTTTTTTCCTGATTTTTTTGTACCAGTGTAATATTTATCTGGTTTACTGCTCGCCCTCTGCTGCCAGCTCCATTTCTCGCATGCGAGTGTTCCAGGCTGAGTCTTCAGGCATCTGTAGGCGCAGGTCAATCCAGCGACCATCTGGTATATCCATCGGCTCACCGGCTACAATCATCGCGCTGTCGACGTCAAAGCGGCGCTTAAACACCGACACAGTTATAACGCCTTCTTTGTCTGTGGCCAGCTCAACGAAGCACAGGCGGTTGCCGTTAATGTCCTGCGGTACCTCCAGCGTCCATCCTTCATCGGAAAGGCCGACCGCACCCGTAACCTGATAAACACCAGTGGATAATTTCTCCGCACTAACACCTTCAGCCTCATCATTTACAGAAACCAGCCCCGCAATTTCATGCAGGTCATCAACAGCAAAATCTGGCTGCATTTGAGTGGCATCATTTGTCAGGCGGGCTATTGGCGACGCCTTTTTAATAAAGTTGTTGGTGTCCACAGTGGTGTTCGCAGTGGTGTAGGCTTCCTTCCATGTTGTGGGCGCAGTGCCATCAAAAGAACGTACGAAAATTCGCCCGCCAAGTGAATCAGAAGTTAGTAGCTGCGTTCTGAACGCGGCACTGTTACCAGGCATCTGTATAACGCCACAGCCGGTAGTCGTCAGACCTCCTGGGTTACCCCAAACATTGCCGTTTCCGTTATAGAAGCCGTTACCTCCATCTATGCGAGAAAAGAGACCGCCCGGTCCGGTTGTTGAGCCTACGCCGTAAGACCCTACAACCATAACAGCATTAGGGAGTGCGTCTACATAGCTTGCAACCAGTGGCCGAGTAGCGCTATCCGCCAAACCTAAACCGCTTCTCGCATCAGCCTGAGTTTTACCTCCAGTACCACCCTGAGCCACGCTGAGTGCTGTAGTCAGGCCTGTTAGCGAGGTGATATCAGAGTTAGCTCCTTTTGCCGCCTTATTTGCGTACTGAGCCGACATGTAGCCCCAGCTCGGTCCAGTAAAGGTGCTGCCATCCGGGCGCTGGACGGTTACAGATGCCACATCGCTGTAAATTTTCTGCCAGTTGTCTTTATCGTAATTAAGCCCGAGAATCGCCCGAGCAGTATCAGAGGCTACCTGCGCAGTGATCCCGACTAATGCCTGGTTCGGGACCGCAGTCCAAGCGAGGCCAGAAGTTGTCGGGCCACCGAACGCCGTGTTGAGGGTCAGCGAGGTATTCGACGCGATGGCGGCAACGCCCAGCGTGTAGGTCACGCCGCCGACTACGGCCACAACGAAGTCATTGACCTTTAGTTCGGTTGTAAACGCGGTGCCACTGCCGGTGACCGTTTTAGAATTGATAGTTAATGCAATAGTGCCTGCTGGCATAGTTATCTCCGGGCAATAAAAAACCCGGCACGGTGGCCGGGTTCAATGATGTTTGTGTGAGCTATTTATCACATGTTGTTCGGGTGAAATTATTCTTACTTACCCATTGCCAGTTGAAAGGATAACCGGCTTTGTACTGGGTTTGATTTGCCTGCTGACGCACACCATAAATCTGTACAATAGATTCCTGACCAGAAATAACGGCTTTGCCTTGGCATACAGGCTCTTGTTTCTCAAGAAAACCACTGCACCCAGACACAAGGAAAATTGAAAGCAAAGCACCAATCCTGAGCATGATAAAACTCCTTAAGCTATTTTTTTAGATAATATATCAAGCTTCTTTAATTTAAAACAAATCTAATCAATTGAATAGATCTAATTAATAGCGACTGATGTCTATTGCCTTTATTGTATTTCTGTGATTTACAAACTGTACATTGCTTGCTCCGCTGCCTGAGTCGCCTACGAATTCAGACTTTATCACCGTGTTGCTACCAGATATATATGCTGATGTGTAGGCTACAGCTCTAACTGGATAAACCTGCCCGCCCTGATTGATAACTCCAGTAAAGTATCCCATTACGTCAGGCGCTACAGCCCACTCACCAACTAAAGTGGCGGCGGCGTTGTAACCTGAAGTGTTGGGATCTGCCTGGCTCCCTACGACTTCAACACCTCTTAAAACCTTCGTCTCGTTTGTTATCACGCAACGCCCTGCTGCATCCCATATAGCTATCCCGTACTTAGGCGGTGTCTGGTATTGATAACCAAATACATAGACATCCAGTGTAAACCCGCTCGCAGCCCCTCTGCTATCGACTACATAACTGCCGGATGTCACCGTGTCGAGATAATAAGAAAATGAACTACCTGCTACATTGGTTCGGCAGAAAACCAACCTGAAAGTGCTGTCGTTAGGATGTATAACGCTTATTCCTCTACCACCGGTTATATTAAAAGATTTTTTCTCTATTAAGCACAGAGGAAGCGTGTCAAGGATATAATAAGGATTACCCTGTTGGTCTGTAAGGAAAGCACCATAATTAGCCATTAAGCTGTCCTTAAATAAAAAACAACGCACCCTGCGGAACGTGGCTCTGTTCCTGCGGAATAATCAGAGCCTACCGCTGATATAGATACTGTTCCGCCGTTTATGGTGAACTTCCGGCGATCCATTGTCCCCGTACCTGAAGTGTTTTGAAAAAGATAATCTATGCGCATTCCGTTAGGCACCGTGTAAGACCACATCCCTGTAGTCTGCCCGTCTGAAAGGGTTGCAGTGCCCAGGACTAGAACTCGAACCAGGCCCGTGTTGTTGTCCACTCCATTAGCATCCCAAGTAGCTATGCCCCATTCAGCCATCTTAGAATACCCCCGTAATACGACCAATCTGGACCCGAAGAACTCCGTTGCCGTCAGCAACGCTGATGGTGTTATTGTCCTGCTTCATCTTGCCTTCCCCGGCCACAGAGCCGTAGTTTACAAATGTTCCAGCTTTGTTTAGCTGCCAACCAGTCGACCCAGCGACATAGTTGTTTGACTGGATGAAATTACCTATTTTTGCATTGTCTATTGAACCATCCTGAATAAACGCAGATCGCAGGAATACCTGACCGTTAAGAGCAGCAAATGCCAGCTGATAGCTACCTGCGGTGCTGCCAGTATAGAGGCCTATCTGGTCGGCACTGAATGCGAGAACACTCTTGTAACTGTTACCGGATGGCTCTATACCCATCGACATTCCTGTCTTGTATGCTACCCCATTGCGGACTATCTGAAGTCCTAGGTCAAAGAACGCTGTGGCCGTTCCATCATCCTTGACCGATGCGGTCATTTTCTGGTTTACAGTGGAGGTCAAATCACCTATTTGCGCCTGAACGTTGTCTTCAAGTGAAGCGAGGGCTTCACTAACAGTTGCCACGGTGGTGCGAATAGTGAGTACGTCAGCTCTTACTTCGCCAACCTGCTTAAACTGGTGGTTGATGCTTGAATCGAGGTTAAGCGCATTCTGAAGCATGCCCTCTATATTCGTATCCAGATTACTGCTTAGTCGGTGAAAGGTTTCCGAGTCACGAATACCCTCATCAATCAGGTCAATCATCCCTGGAATGTCAGATGACGCATTTCCTGATGCTTCGACAAAGGCAGATACACCAAAGGCGTTCTTTGTCCTGACGTACATATAATACGTGGTGTCAGCCTTCAGGCCGTGCAACGTCCACTGTGAAGCCCTCCCAAGAAACTGAGCCTGATCTTCAATGCTTCCAGCGCCAGATACTGGCACCTCTCCCGTGTACCAGAACTCGAAAGAGGTGTCAGTTGTGGCCGTAACGTTCATCACCGGAACAATGTCAGCAGAGAAGAGTCCGGGCGTCCACTGAATGAAGGTAGGTGCGGACGGTGCGCCAATCACTAGGCTAACCTGAGTCTCAGCTCCCTTCATTCCATTCTCATTTCTCCCACGCACGCCCAGTGTGTAACTGCCAGCGTTGAGACCGTAAAAGTCATACCGGAACTGATCGGTTTCGTACTGAGCAACTACAGCGCCCTCGGTGGTGTAGACATAAAGCTCAAACAACAGTTTTTTTGTCGTCGTGGCCGTTTCCCATGAGGCAGTAACCTGCACCGTCTCGCTATTGGTGTTGATGATTTTCAGGTTTTCAACATTGGGCACGCGGTAGCCATTTGCCGTATCAGATGGCACCTCAAACACCGCGCCTTCATCAACAATGGCCTGCTTATTTGGGTTATGAAGTGTTGCAGAAATGCTGTAGAGCGAGTTGTTATCGTCTTCAGAGATTCCCATGATGCGCCATAGCCTAGATGAAACCTCTCCGGTAGAAATGACGAATACAGTGCCATCTCTGACCCATGCTGGTGCGGCTTTTAGTGTGATTGCTCTGCCTGATACGCTGGCAATCTCGTACTTCGCCATTTTCCCGGTGGAATTCATGATCGACATAGAGTCGCCAGTCCCGGCAAACTCAGAAACATCAGCATCTACAGTGATAACTTTCCCAGCATGAGAAACTATCCTTCCACCAAGGCGAGTCGCTGCCCTGTTGTTGTCAATCTGTTCGATGATGTCACCAGGCAGGAAGGCGATGGCATCCCTCGCCATGCGGAATGTTACCTTGTCCTTTTCCAGCTTAGCGCTCTCAACCAGCCATTTGGCCGTTCTGAGCGCCTGACCACGCGATGTGCAGCCAAACGCCTCGATGGTGGTTTCGTTATATTCGTAGCGGCTAATCAGTTCGTCGTCTGAGTAGTACTCTTTTACCTGTTCCCACCCGTTGTTTGGGTCAGTCCACGAAACTACCACTGCGTTATAGCGCTCTGACCGCTTCATGGCGCTGTAGGTAAACAGGCCGTCGACAACGTTGGCATTGGTGACTACAGCTACCGGATCCTGTGGTCGGTCAATCATGATTGAGAAGCGCATGCCATCCCACAGCGCTATGCCACGAAACATCCCGGCAATATCATCCAGAAGTTCACGCGCACTCTTTTGCTCAGTGATGTATGCATTAAGCGTAAACCGAGGTTCTTTGCCGCCATATCCATCATCAACTTCCTGATCGCAAAACTGCGAAAGAACGTAAAGGCTACCGTCATCAACGTCAACGTAACCTGCACGGCGCGCGAGACCGTAGCGAGTGTTTTTCACCAACGCACGGAAAATCCATGCTGGGTTATTAGTCCAGGCTGACTTGAAGCCACCCGTCCAGATGCCCGTATATACGCGAGTAATCGGGTTGTAGTTATCCGGCACATCAACAATAAGTCCGCGCAGGTGGTAGGTGCGATTAGGAGTGTCAGTGTACTGATCGCGGTCTATTACGGCGCCGCAGACAGCAGTAAAGGGATACGACAGGTTATCATCGGTGATTTCTGTATAGCTGTTCCAGATGGTGCCATTGTTGAGCAGGTCAGTGGTGCTGTCCGGCGTGATACGACGAACCCTGATATCAAATGGCTTCGTCTCCGGTGCATCAATCACATGCGCCTCCAGATATTCTCCAGAGATTTTACCGGAGATGGTCACCGTGGCCGCCACGTTGAAAGCTCCATTACCAGTTCTGGTTTCGATGACCATCGTCACCGAAGTGTTTTGCTGGTTGCCCTTGTCATCCTGCTGCACCAGAGATTTAACGCCAAGGTTCAGACGAACCCGCGTTACGTCCACATCAGTAATGGTGCGGACAAGAGGTGTTGCCTGCGTGACATCGGTATTAACGATCGACGTTGCTTCAATGGCCTGAAAGCCGTTAATCGGCAACTGACTGGCTGAGCCAGGGCGCCACGCCACGCTTACACCGGGAACGCTAACCACGCCTGCCGAATTCGTCACAGGCGTTTTGTTTAAGCGGAACGATGAGAGGTGTTCCTGGTCTACCGGCCCGTATATTGGCCCTTCAGATATGATGTCGAGTACGCGATAAAACTGCTTGGAAGTGAGGTTGTCGTTGATAAGAGTAGGAGTGCTACCGCCGCCGCCACCTGAGCCCATGATTCACCTTAACTTATGGAAATATTCCAGTTTTTATTGTTCGTTGTGTCGATACCGAGTGAGCCGATATTTGAGCCTACCAGCATCTCTCCCAGTAGGAGTGGAACGGGCCTGCCCTGCCCAATGCGGTTCTCAACGCTGGTATAGGAGTTGTTGGTTATTGAGTCGGACTGCGCTGCATCAGCTGAGGTTTTCGTCTTCATGTGCGATGTCATGTAGAGGGAGTAAGCAACCGACGCCACCGTAACGGCTACGAGAGCCCATACCACGAAGCCAGCTGCAGCAAATGCCCCTTCTACAATCGGAACAAACAATACGGTCGCGCCGTCTTTCAAATGCCTGTCCATGTGAAACGCCAGCGTGTCTTGAGAAACGTCACTGCCATCAACGCGCATTCTGATTCTCAGGCTGTAAAAATCACGCTTAAATGCCGGGCACTGAGCCAGTAACAGGCGCAGTCCCTGTGAGGGCGTATCGACGTTTAAAGCGATTTGGCGGAAATGTCTTCGAAAATTCCCCGCAAATCTAAATATGAGCATTGGTCGTGCCTCCATATTGAGTGTGTCAGGCGCAGATAAGCAGGTCGTAAGGGTTCGCGACGGCTCAGCCGGCCAGAGGATTCGTGGTGCAGAATGGTGTTATCGCCAAGGTAAATCATCGCGTGGCATGGATCGGACTCTGCGAACGCTCGCCGGATAATCACATCACCCGGCTGAGCTTCTTCCATGCTCACCTCGCTGAAACCATTTGAGGCCATGTTCTTCAGGTAGAGATTCTCCTCGCGCACCCACCAACCATTGGTTCGCTCAAAGTCAGGAAGGTCTATTCCGCAGAGGTGATACGCATCGCGAAATACCGTGTAGCAGTCCATGACGCCATGATTGAAGGTACGCCCCAGCAGGTGAGGAACAGGCCGGAATTTTCTAAGCGTTCCACCGCTGGCTAGCCACCAATCAATCCCGGTAGCCACTTGTGCCTGTCTGTCAGCGCCGGACAGCACCAACTTTGGCATGGGGTGAGAATGAAAAACGGCGGTGATTTCTCCCGCCGCCTCAGCTGATAGCCAGTCATCATCACTTATTCGAAAGTGGCAACCCGGATCCGGGTGAATATTGCGACATTTAAACAATGTTCTGCCGTCCAGAATTAGTCCACACACCTCATCATTGCACGTCGCGGCGTAGGCAATGCATTCCTGTCCTATCATCACGACACCTTTGCAGAGCCAGGGAAGCCGCCATATGGCATTGCTGCAGGCTTGGGGTATCGCTTGCGACAGCCAGATGTGTGCTTTGAGCATTTGTCTTTGGCTGGGTCAGTAGTTGGCCTGTCTTTCTCGTCAGCTACTGGGGGACCGGAATACCCGCAACCCTGCCCCCGATAAATCCACTGGCAAACGTCCGCAAGGATGGTGCGGGCCGGGATGATGGCGTTATCACAGTCAACGGGTGTAGCAAGGCTGTAAGTGACTGTTTCGAATGTCTCCTCAGTCATCTCTTCGATTACATAACGCGATACGGCCTCCATGGTTGGGTCCGCGTCGGGGTTTCCTCCGGGGAAGTTGACCGCATCGAGATGTGATACAAGCACCTGTCTACGCGTCACCACGGCGCCCAGCGCATCATCAAAGTCACTGTTGATGCCAGTAATCAGCCCGGTAATGTTCGCCACTTTCATCACCGGGCGCGAATACGTTCCTTCTGATTTAGTCTCGAAACCTTCAACCGCTATCGGATATGCGGAGTAAGCCAGGCCCTTCCATATCACGTTGTTGTAATAGCCGTTGGTTCCGGCGTGGAACCGGATGACGTCGCCACCGAATGACTGTAGGTCAACCTCGAACAGGTCAATCATCGCGCCGACACCTGCATCGACGCTTTCGATAATTAATCCAGCTGGAATATCTCTCATCTAGGCACCTGCTCAAATGTGGCTGTCAGCTCGTACTGACCACCTGTTTTCTTCATTGACCATGAACGGCACACAAACAGCGCCTGCACTTCGGTATCAGACGGCGTCCAGTAAAATGACTCGACCGCACCACGCGCTTTGATAAACGCCTCTGCCTGCTTCGCGTAATTCGGCCTGCCGCACAGACCATCAACACCGATAAACGTCAGTGGGTAGCTGTCCATCAGTGGATTGATGCCTTTAGCCTGCCGCTGCTCGTAGCCGTCACCGAGTTTGACAACTGCTACATTCGGCGCACGGCTAACCGTGAAGCCTTTTTGAGGGCTCCATGTGAATGTTTGTGGCATGGGGGGGGTTCCTACTTGCGTGGCTGAAGCATTCCGCCCGGGCGGGTGCTCTGGTCCTTCATTTGATTAAGGCTGATGGTCTTCATCATTGCCGCCATTTTATTCATGGTTGCATCATCAATACCGTTGGTGGTCTGGATGTTGAAGTGGATTTCTTGCTGAACGACTGAGCCAGAAGAGCCACCTCCCATCATATCCTTATTGCTGATCACCTTGCCGTTATCGCCCGGTATCATGTACTGCTTCCCTGTGCTGGCTTGGTAGATTTCCGGCTTACCACCTTCGCCCACCTGGTACATTGAGCCTGAGCTGACAGGCCCGCCGTTTTTGCGCTTACCTGCAACACCCATAGCCAGCGCACCGAGCACCGCACCGATACCGATCGCAGCTGCACCGCCGAATGACCCTATGGAGGCCACAATCGCGGCGGGTGTCCACGCTGCTACCGTCGTTGCTGCGGCAGCTGTACTTGCTGCCGTTGTGGTAGCCGTTCCGGCAACCGAAGCCGCTGTGGTAGTGGCAACAGCTGTCGTTTGAGCAGCAGCGCCCGTCACGGCTGACTTAATCCATTCGACTCCCATCTGAACGAATGAGTTTACTAAGCTGTTAAGCACGGTCGAGCCAAGCGAGCGCATAGCGTCTTGTGCTGACATACTTCCTGTGATTATTCCAGTAAGCGCGTTTGAAGCGTTGCCTGCGAACGAATCGAATGCTGCTGCTGCAGCCTCATTGCCTGCACTTTGCTGGCGCCAGATTTCCCACTGCGCGGCGATCCGCTTCTCCTCGAACTCAGTATTGGCCGCGTTGCGCAGCGCCAGACCCTGCTGCTCGGTGATTGTTTTCTGCTGCTCAAACTGCTTAATTAGCGCAAGTTTCTGAGCATTCTCATTCGCAAGTGCCTGCACAGGGTCGACAGTTCCGGCTACAGCCTGCTGAGGTGTGACAGCATTCGACGCATTCGCCTGAGCAATCTGCTGAGAATATGTCGCGGCGATCTCGGCGCGGCGTTTCTGGCTTTGCTCAAAGCTAATATCCCCGGCAGCGAACTGGCGCTGAACCTGTGCCAGGTCCTGAGTGCGCTGGCGTTCGGCTGTGGCTGCTGCATCCTGCTCGAGCGCAGCCTTTTTATCAGCGGCCTTTTGCTGAATATCAAACATCAGCCCAGCCTGCTGTGATGCCTGCTGTATCTGCGTAGATGACGCGCCGGATCCTAAGTCCTGAATCGCAGCCAGCTGAGCGGCTTCACGGTTAAGCCCTTTGTACTGCAGCTCGGCCACCGCCATCTGATCGGTTAAGTCCTGCAGCGATTTCTGCCGGCGCTTTTCTGCCTGCTCCGCCTGGCTCTCAACTTTCGCAGATTCCTTGGCCGTCGAATTGCGCGCAGCTTCGGCGGCCTGCAGGTCGTACTGCTGACCAGCCAGCTCAGCAGCTGTGTTGACCTGATTCAGGTTGCCACCTTTAGCAGTGGCCTCCATGCGCGCTTTAGTGACGGCTCTCAGGCGCTTATCAGTGATCGCCAGCAGCTTATTTTCGTCTTCCAGATCCTTATTGAAGTCATCTGCTTTTTCGCTGCGGGGGATCTGCAGGCTCGATGCGTTGAACTTTTCCTTAGCGTTAGCTGCCAGATTCACAGACTGCGCGAAGTGGTTCATCATGCCCGCGGCATCACCGGCTGCAGTACTTTCCCGGCTGAGAAGGTCGATGCCCGTTTTCAGGCCGGTAGTTAGTTGTGCCTGACCAAGAGTGATGGCGCTTTGAGTCTGGCTGAGGCGCTTCTGTGCCTTTTCCAGCGCGTCAGCTGCAATGTACTGATCGTCCAATGCTGAAGACAAAGCGTCGGCAGCTTGGCGACCGCGCGTGGTGCCTTTGCCCCAGTTGTCGATCTCCTTACGCAGGTCACTTACCCGGTAA